TCTACCACCACCACCTGCTAACTCGAACGTAAGTGAAATGATGCCATAATTACTGTTGCTTGGATTTGAAGTATATGTTTGATCGGTTCCACCAGAATATGTAAAAGTAGTTGCAACATCAGCAGTTGATGTTACTGCCCTAGATCTTCCCTTCGTTCCATTTACTCCAGTAACATTTACTCCAGCAGTTCCTTCTGCATTAGTAGGAACGACACTAGTGTCTTCTAGATTAACATTCCAGTATGGTCCATCGCCACCGTCTCCACCATTACCACCACTTCCAGTTCCATTTTGTGTAGTAACTACATCACCAGAGAATGTGCCTGTGATAGATTGTGTTCCAGCACCACCACCATTTCCACCAGAGTTTGTGCTAGCAGCACCACCACCAGATCCTCCACCAGCAGTCATTGTGAGTGGAGTGCCATTACCAATCTTAAAGGTTGATCCACCACCATTATTTCCAGCAGTGGAATATGATGCACCAGAACCACCAGCGCCAACTAATGTAACTGTTGCCTGATCAATATCACCAGGAACAGATGCTGTATAGTTTCCAGCACTACTATATGTTACATCTGTAGTGGCATAAATGGGAACACCATCCGTTGTAATTGTTCTGCCACCGACTAAACTGACACTAGTAAACTTTTTATTAGTTGGTGTTCCATAATCAGTTTGTTCAACATATGAACCAGCACCTGCACCACCAGAAGCATAGTAGTAACCTTCTTCTTTAATAGATCCAGAGTTTTGATCACCACCACTCCAGTTATAAATGTCATATGTTCCAACACTGCCATCCAAAATAGGTGCTTTAGATAGAACGTGAGTGTGGTTGTATGCAATACCGCCTGGTGGTAAGAAACTATTAACTTTACCAGTAGATGCTTTGTAAGATACTGTATATCTGTCACCAGATACTGCCTGTGGAGATGGTGTATCTTGTGGTGCTTCAGAGTGTAATAAGAAGTGCGAGTGCTGTGGAGCACCAGCAATTTTCTTTTCTTGCAATTCTACATCAATAACCTGAGCACCAATAATCGATGCTTCTACAGTTTCAACAACATTTGTGTATCCCGTAGTAGTAATGTTGCCCAGAGAAAATTGGTTCTTCTGAGTATTCTTGTCCATATACCAATTACCATCAATGGTATTGATACCAACTCCTAGTTCAGAGTTACCAACGTTTGGTGTATTTGATCCATAAACGGGACCATTGCCAACAATTCTTTTTGCAATTAAGTCAGGAACTCTAAAAGTTCCCATATTTGTATCTGGCCAATAGTCCCAAATATTACTTTTAGTAATATTCTGGATTTGACCAACATCGGAACTAATTCTGATTTTATATGTGGGCGTAGTGCCACCATTTGTCGCAGAGAATGTTACAGTAGGTGGATTTTCTGGATCGTATCCTTTACCAGGATTTAATACTTCAACGCCAGAAATAACACCATTGACTATGGTTGCCGCTGCTGTTGCTTGAACAGGAGTAATACCAGCAAATACTTGGTTAGCACCACTAGGGGGAGCATCAATAGTAACAGTTATAGTTCCACCCCAACCAGCGCCACCACTTATAATATCAATACCATCACTTGCAGTGCCACCATAATCATTTCCAATTGCTTCAAAGAGTGCTGGATAATCGTGAATATAATATTCCGATCCATCACAATAGATGTAACCAGGATATTGATATTCTGGATTATTCTCTGGTTCAGCATCACCAGCAATTTCAGTATAAGCAGTTGTTCCACCTTCTAGACTTGGAACAATCGCGGGAACATATTCGTGATCGAACGATCCCTCAACAGATTTTAATACCTGAATGATAGTGCCAATGCCTTGACTATCAGGAAACTTATCTGTGTAATAGAGTTCTCTTCTATTTCTATACTTTGGATTTGTTGCAACCATCGTCTTTAATACTTAATTAGATATTCCATGATGATATAAGGACTGGTAATTTGATCAAGAGAAGCAACTTGATCAGTTTGCAGTGTCAACGTCGTTTGTAGATTGTCAGGGGACAACAGGAAACCGTTTGTTTTGATTTTGTATGTATGTGTTCCCTGAGTGAGAAGAATTTTATGTGAGTGAATGGTTGGATCACCATCATTCTGCACTAGTTCTTCAATCTCAGTGAAAACATTATTGACTTGAGGATATGATTGTTGGGTCTTCGACTGTGTATTACTATTTAATGGAACAACATCAGATAAACTTGTTCCTTTCCAATCATTAGGAACGCCAGTTGCACCAGTTACATAGGTAGCGGGAACAGTTCCAGTATCATTATAACTACCCTGATCTAACTGATTACAACTTCCAAGTCCTAGACCGAAGCTAACAAAGTTTGGTGGTGCAGCAAAGTCAACATCTTCCAAACTAAAATTAGTGCTACTTGTAAGCAAACATTGATATCTCAATGAGTTTAGACCAGCAGATCCTGCCAAGTCATAGCAGTAGTTAGAGTAAACAACCTCAAAACCTGTGTTAGTTTCAACTGGTTGAGATCTAGAAGTTTGACCAGATGCAATTGCCCAACATGGTGGTTGGTTTGTGCCAGCACCTTCACTACTACCACCATTTGGATACTGAGTGTTGTCTAACCAATCTTGAATTGGAATAGTTGTTGCAGTAAAATAAGATCCAATACCCTGAGATCTTGGTTCGGTATCTTCATTAGTAGTTTTAATTCTCAATCTATTTGTGGTTGAGAAGTGCATGTGGGAATGCAGTGCCAAACTATCAACTGCTTCTTGATCTGTAAATCCACTATTATTTGTTCCCTTTGACCATGATGGTTTTCCTTTCAGTGGAATTTCATGGGAAGGAACAGTAAAAGTTCCGACATAACTTAATTGAATAACTGTGGTATTTCCAGTCGTTACACCTGCTGTTGGTGTAGCAGTGATACCCATACCAGATCTTCTTTTCTCGTTACCATTTTGATCTTCAGTAACGATGTTAATATAAGAACCAGCAGCAGCACCAGTGGTTGGTTTTGGATACTTAGAACCTAAGTCAGGAACAATGAACTCATCGTCATTAAGAATATCAACTGGATCATTGTTAATATCATATCGAATAAATTTGGATGCAGTTCCTACGCCCAAAATTTCTGCTAATTGTGGATAATCATCTGCTTTATAGACAGTGCCATCGCACTTCAAATAACCAGCAGGTAGAACGCTGATATTGTCCTCACTGTTTGGATCTGTGTTTGCCAATTCTACTGGCCAAACAATAATACTACCTGTTCCAGATCCGTATTTTGCTCTTTCTTTTGAGTAGTGTGATGCCATCAGAATGCTTTAATTAGGAACGTAACAACTAGTGCTGGCATTGATACCTCAGCAATAATATTTAGCGCGTCATTGATATCTTCAGGAGCAACAGTACCTAAACTGATGTCGTTGATTGCGAAGACAGTTGGAGCAGCAAGAGATCCTTGACCCTGAATAATTTCAAAGCTACCATGGTTATGACCCAAGAAAGAAGAACTATTTGGATCTAACTGCGAAGTAATATTGTTAGTTGTAGTTGGATATGTTCCGTGTCTAAATTCTAATGTTTGACCTGTAAGTTGAGCAGAGTTAATTGTTGGTTGTGATAATTCTAGAGTGTAAACATAATTAGCGTCCGATGATCCCTCTCTGCTAATTGCTACAATCTGTGTGCCAGGAGCAAGAACACTATCAAGATATACCCACATAAAAGGAACAACCTCATTTAATTCATATGCATTGCCAATGTTGGCACCAGCAGGCAAATCAATAGAACTAGCAGTTGGTTCAATTGTAACTCCAGCAACACTCCATGGTGCAGCTGTATCTGGATCGTAGTTAACTACAGGACCAAAATGGTTTCTTCTATTAGCAACTTCCATTGGTTTAGGGAAGATACCAGTCCATGCATCCTGAGCATGAGTTTTTACTGGATCAGAAACATCAAAAGTTGCTGTGTATGCGCTACCATTAAATTGATATTGTAAATTATCTGCTTTTTGAATTCCTGATGGGTGTTGTCCAGAAGGTGGCCATGATTGTGCAGGAACCTGACCCCAAGATGCACTTCCACTAAAGAGATAAAACTTATCTGTCTGTGGTAGTGTAAATTCATGCTGCTCATCACCATAATATGTGATAGTATTTCTACCTTGCTGCCATGATGGTGCAGTATCTGGTGCTGTCAACTGACATTCAGAATATCCAAAGTCAGTAACACAGTTACCAGAAATACCACCACCAGTTGTAATACCAGTTGGTTCAAATGGTTGTGGTCCAGCAAATTGTGCTGTTGCTCTACTATATGTTCCTGGGTGTGAGTGACCAGGAGTGTGGTTGATACCTAACTTTCTGTTAATAGTATAAACAGTAGCACTAAAGTCTGGTGGAGCAATTGAAATATTTGTGAACTTTCCACTCATTGAGATGGATGCATCCACAGTAAAATCAATATCAGTGTTGGCATTGATAGTGATAGGAATAGGTGCATTCAAACTAATGCTACCAAATCCACCAACTAGTGCATCGCCAGTATAAGAATTAGTTACCAACACATCATATGCATCAACCTGACCATATTGATATGCTGTCTGTGCGAGATGCGTTGGTTCTAAGTCAATCGGCATTTGCAGCGTCATATTTGGCACGCGAAATTTTCCAGTATATTCTGGAAAAGTTCCACCATATGCTGCATCAGCACCATAAGTGTCGCCAATTTGTGCTGCTAACAGAGGATACCTTGCAGCATCCTGTAACTTTCCATCGCAAACAATCCAACCTTGGGGGATGTTAGACAGGGCGAAACCTGTGTTACCATCCCCAGACCAAGGCATGATAGTGCCAATTCTGGCACTTTTCATGAACTTGACGATACCGTATCTTACTGCCATGTTCCTCTTAGAGTTCGACTAACCACCAACCGCGTAGGTCTGTTGGAATTTCGGATGCATTTGGATCACCCACTGCGTCACTCACACCAACATAAACTAGACCGAAGGATGCATTTCGTGTTTGGACGATAAGTTCACCACTATCCCATGCGAGTGCAGATGGTTCCGCAGAACCTGCTTGTGCCTTAGTTCCAGTGCTGTCTCCTTGGATAGGAACAGCAGTTGTTCCGATTGGTAGGGCACGAATGATTAAGTTTGCATTGTAGGATAGATTACCACTAATATCTATAAACCTAATCATGTCGCCTGTTTCAGCAGTTTCGGATGGTAGATAAACAACCATGTTACCGCTAGCAGATGGGTTAACGAGATAGTTACCATTAGGTTGTAGTGGGTTGGCAACAACTTGTCCGAAACCAGTTGTAGATGCTGCAAGATAAGTCCAGCGGCGACCACCATTTGCGTTGAAGTATCTGCTGATACCGAAAGCATCAACGGATCCATCTTGATACATGATGAAGTCCTTAGGACCAGCTCCAGTGTTGCCAGCACCACCGATATTGTCAATGTGGAGGATTTCAGCAGTGTTATCTGCATTTTCCTTAATTTGACCCTTGATGTAGAGACTTGCACCCAACTCAACTGAACCGTCAAGATTGTTAACATTGAACATTAGTTCATTGTTACAAGTTCCGTTCTCTTGGCAAGTCTGCTGGAATACTCTTAACTTACCGTAGATGTCTGCTCTACCATTGAGGTATAGACCAGATCTTCCAGTAACTGGGTCAAGAATTGCACCGTCACCTGGGTGACCGTCATCATTAGCGATACCAAGAATAAGTGTCTTGCTATCTGTACCATACATTCTGAAGTTACCAGCGTTGATGTTAAGATCATCATTGATTGTTAACTTACCACCGCCAAAGTATCTTCTGATACCTGCTTCTGGTTCAGCTGCATTGTTGGTATCTCTGATGCTCTTAGGCATCTTGACACCGAAGTTAGGATCAACTGTTCCGTCAATGCTATCTGGGAAGAAGAATTCAGTTCCAATTCTGATGAATTGCTCATAGTCAAGTTTCTGAGAAACTAGATTACCATTAGCAAGTTTGAGGACAATTCTATCAGGGTTGGTGTTAGGCGAAGGTGCCTGAGTTCTACCAGTTGCAGGTAGTGCTTCCAATAGAGTTGTTGTTCTGGTATCCTTCTGGATCTTGACAACTACAGCACCAACTAGGAATGATCCTGCCGATGTTGTTTCTTGAGCACGACCACCTGATGGGTATGCAGCAGTAGATCGGAATGGAATACGTGGCTCACTGGTAGTAGCATCAATATATGGATCATCAGTGATAACAATGATTTCTGCCTGTGTTGAACCATTAATGATTGCAACTAGGTCACCAGTTTCAAATCCAGTGATGCTGTTAACAACCATGAATTCAGTCTGTCCACCAGATAATGTAGAAGCAAGTAGAGTTTGTGGACCTGTTGCTTGTGTAGTCTGTGGATCTCTGGTGTAAACATAAACTGGTGCATCTGTATCATGAGCAACCTCAGTAGAACCATAGTATCCTTGGACTGCCCAGACCCAACCCCATTCGTTACCAATAGTTGTGTTACCTTGGCAGGTATCAACTTCAAATGTTGTGAAGTCTCTGTTGCTTAGAGATAGTTTGGCATTGTCAGAAGTATCAGCAAAGATATCAAAGATATCATTGACGATTGGGGTAGCACCACATCCACCTTTCAGTGTCAAGCTACCATACATGTTTGTAATAGCAGTCTGACTATTCTCGTCACCCATGATGATGTCGCCAGTGACACTATCAACGATGAAGACTGGAACTTCGTTCTGACTATCACAACCGCTGGTAACAATCAGTTTCTTAGAAACTTGATCCAACTGGGTTTGAACCTTAACGATTTCACCTTGGTTGAAGTCTCCGTCATCATTGGTATCTTCACGATCAACGATAACGTAATCGTTAGTTGTTAGTGAACCACCAAACTGTGAGAGATAGAAGTTATCAACAGGACCAGTTGCATCAACTGTCTGAGTTGTCCATGTAGCATCGAATGCGATGTTACACTTCCAGATGTTTGTAGTATCTGGGTGTGTCTCCAGATAATCTAGAGCAGGAGATAGTTGCTGTAACTTATACTTGGTGAATGAACCAAGTGGATGACGGCGAACCTTGAGGTAATAAGGTGCTGCTTCTGCTCCCTGTAGACCATCTTCAGTAATTCTGACAAGTTCGGGATACTGTTCAGTTACACCACTACCAGTAATAACAGTGTCAAGAAGAATATAGTCACCTGCTTGGAAGTATGGAGTTGGCTTATACTTGAGTGGCAGATAGAACTCATCTCCAGTAATTGCTGGTAGATCAGCACCTTCAGCACCGCCTCCAGTGATCTCCTCTTGATAAGAAGCATCACCCCATGTAGTAGAACCAGCAGTATCAATTCTGTTGAAACCAGCAGCGATTTCAGCAGTTGTTGGGTTGTTAAAGTCAGCAACCGTTAGGACAGAGACGTTGATAATGTCAATGTTGCTGTTAAATGTGTTGTTACCAAGTTCACCGCTAGCATGAGCAAAATCATCTGTGCCTAGTTGTGCTCTTAGACCTTCAAAGGAGTAAGATGCGTTACCACCACAGAGTTTGATATCACCATTGAAACGAGAGTTAGCATCAACTGTGAAGTTGTTTCTAATAGTAGTGCTACCACCCTGACCACCAATGGTGATTAGAGATGCGTTAGTAGCAAAGTTAACTGTCTGTGTCTGAGTGGTGAAGAAGTTAAGAACACCTGCTTCAGTTCTCAGTGTAACAACTTGATCAGGATCAGTTGCATCTCCACCGATCGTTCTATTTGCACCGATCAGAACATCACCAGCAACACTAAATTGCTTAGATCCGATCAGAGTGAACGAGTTAGAAGAGTTGTTGTTATATGCTCCACCAATTTGGATCTTCGAGATATATGATGCTGTGTCAGCAATGTCACCAATGAAGATGTTGGAGTGATCAGCAGAGTTACCAAGTCTGATGTATTGATCACCAGTTTGCTCATCGCCAATCTTGATTGTCTGTGCAAATCCAGCGAGGTTTAGACCAGTGCTGTTTGCAACACCAGTAAATGTGCTATCAGTGAAGAGATTGACGCTTCCAGTTGTGATGTCAGTTCTGACTTCAGCAACAGTGCCATCACCTTGAACTTCAATGTCACGCTCGAACTGAACATCTTCAGTGAAACGTGCATCACCCTTGACAACTAGTGCTCTGTTGAGTTCAGCATCAGTAGCATTAACGCCAACCTTACCATTAGCAACAGGTCTACCAGCTTCGAGAGGAGTAGAAGTTTCGGTAGAAACTCTTAGAACTGCCTCATCAGCAGGAGCAGCACTGTCACCACCAACGACTAGAGCATCAGCAATTCTGTTCTTCTCACGATCGGCAAAGTTAGTGTGATCTAGGAAGTCAGTCGTCTTACGACCGCTAATGTATGCGTTACCAACAACATCTAGGTTAGCACGAGGATCGGTGTTTGCTTCCTCAACCCATGCATTCTCAACAGCATCATGTGTAGCACGGTTGACAGTGTTAATACCAACCTTGAAGTCGCCAATGGTATCAGTTTCAGTTCTGATTGCTTCAGAACCAATGACACCAACTTCCTTCCATGCAGAGTTGGAGAACTCAATAGTTGGATCTTGTGATCCAGTTGCACCACTGACAACATCTGCCCAAGGCTTGATTTCAGATGGAATTGGATCAACAATCTGAACATGGACATAATTGTTAGAAGAGGAGAATGGATCTCCTCCAGGAGAAACAATATACCATGTTCCGTTAAGATCGGTGTTTGGATAGTAATCAGAAACTCTGATCTGTGAACTATCGGTAATACCAAGTGCCTGGTTCTGAATAGCAACACCATTTGCTTGCCACTCAATCTTGAAGATATTAGAACCATCAAATGTGAGTTTGAGGATGCTGTTAGCAGAAACCTCAGTGTAACCATCGGCATAAACCCAAGCAAAGGATCCAGTTAGGTTGACTTGCTCACCCTTGATTAGAACATCACCAGGAGTTGGGATGACACCAGCGTAATCAATATACTGATTAGCAGTTAGTCTTGTGCCACCAGCAGTTGTTAGTGGAGATTGATTAGGTGTTAGGTTTGAACCAAAGTCACCAACAGCATGTGTGAGGAACTTATATCCTCTTGCTCTTGGATATCTGATTGGGGTGATCTCAAAGACAGCAGATGCAACTCTATTCTTGCTGATGCGAATATCACCAGCAGTTGGTGGGTTGAACTGTGTTCTGTCTAGTCTCTCGTCCTGCTCAATAACACCTAGATCATTCTTGGTGCTCTTAACGTTAGAACGAATGATGAGGGAATCGTCTACCTGAGTAAAGTCTCCGTCTTGAACAGAGATAACGAGAGGCGATTCAATCGAGTTAGCAAGTGATCCATCTCCACCAACAATTGTAATGTTCTGGTTGAACGTTACAGGTGTGTCGAAGGTAGTAACGAGACCACCGATTACATCATCCTCGTCTCCATCATCCGCAAGAACTGCTGCATCGATGAAGGTCTCTTCACCAGTAATAGCGTTAATTCTTCTGTTACCGATGTAGAGATCGCCCTGTGAGTTAATACCCGTGTAGAAGACGATACCAGCGTCCTGTTTCTTGCTTTGAGCATAGAAGTCCTGTTCGGGAGTTAGGACGACTTCCTGACGCGCTGGGAGACCTGTGGAGTAGTTACCAGGACCGAAACCAAGGTATTCAAATGTGTGGTTACCAGCACGAGCA